AGGAACAGCATCCTCGGTCACGCGCATGGGCTTGTATGAGCCGTTTGATCTACAGGTGTCTCGTGGACAAGTTGTTGGGCATCAATACAAATTTCAGTTTGGCCAAGCGCCAACTGTAACTACAGCTCAAACAGTTTGGGCTACCACTGGTGTTTACGCATTCCCAGCGGCTGCAACAGTAATGAAAATCTCTAGCGGTAGTGCTAACGACACCGCTGCTGGCAGCGGCGCACGGACAGTGCTTATCTCTGGCCTTGATGCCAACTACGCACAAATCAGTGAAACCGTAGTTTTAAACGGTCAAACGTCGGTTAACACTACCAACAGCTACCTTCGTATCAATGACTTTTACGTCTTGACTTGCGGAAGCGGCAACACGGCTGCTGGTATTATTTATGCGGGTACAGGAACTGTAACAACGGGCGTACCTGCGACAATTTACTCGCTAATGCCGCTTGTTTACAACTCGCAGACCCAAGCAATTTTTACTGTACCTGCTGGGTATACAGCGTATCTTTCAAGCTACACGTTTACTTCCAACAACACAACGGCTAACACCATTTGTTCTGGGTTCTTGTATGTGTATGCGTATGGTAGTGCTTTTTCAACAATTGAAGCCTCTGCCCGTTTTAATGCTGGTAGTGTTTTTGATCGGCACTTTGATTACCCGCTAGCGTTTACAGAAAAAACCGACCTTGAGTTGCGTGTTTCCGCTGGCGCTTCGGGGCAGATGACTGGTGAAATGCACATCTTGTTGATACAAAATGGCTACCAAATCTAAATCCCCAGCATGGACTCGCAAAGAAGGCAAGAACCCCAATGGTGGCCTGAACGCCAAGGGGCGGGCCTCCGCCAAAAAGCAAGGGATGAATTTGAAACCTCCCCAGCCGGAAGGCGGCAGCAGGCGCGACTCTTTCTGCGCAAGGATGACTGGGATGAAGAAAAAACTTACCAGCGAGAAGACGGCGAAAGACCCGAATTCCCGTATAAACAAGAGCCTCAAGGCTTGGAACTGCTGAGGTAGGATATGAACGAACACCAAGAAGCCATGAAAAACGCCCTTGATATCTTGGCAATATTTTCAACCATTGGCACATTTCTGGAAGTGATTTCACCTGTGTTTGGACTTATTGGCGCGATTGTCGGCGTGATGCGTATCGTTGAGATGGCAACAGGCAAATCCTTTGCTGAGGCCGTAGGCTGGAAGAAAGCAGACGATGCCGTCGACAAGTAAAAAACAACACAATTTCATGGAAGCGATAGCACACTCGCCGTCGTTTGCCAAGAAAGTAGGAGTCCCACAGTCCGTGGGCAAAGATTTTTCAACTGCGGACAAGGGCCGCAAATTCTCTAAAGGTGGTGATACTATGGCTACAAAGAAAATGAACCCATTTGCAAAATTCGAGAAGTCCAGCAAAGACAAAATGATGGACAAGAAAGCAATGGGCATGAAAAAAGGCGGCATGGCTTCTGGCGGCTCCGCATCTTCCCGCGCTGACGGTGTTGCTTCTAAAGGCAAGACCAAGGGCACATTTGTGAAGATGAACATGGGCGGCAAGACCTGCTAAGACCATGATGGCCAGCCGGGGTATGGGCGATATCTCCCCGTCCAAAATGCCAAAGGGCAGGAAGACCGCCCGGCGGGATGACACTGACTTCACGCAGTATGCGGGGGGCGGTAAGGTCAATGCTGCTGGCAATTACACAAAGCCCAGTCTTCGTAAGAGGATTGTGTCCCAAGTAAAAGCCGCAGCTACCCAAGGAACCGGGGCAGGTCAGTGGTCAGCACGTAAAGCACAGCTCGTAGCCAAGAAGTACAAGGCTTCTGGCGGGGGGTACAGAGATTGAAAGCGCCGCAGCAATCGCTTAAAGATTGGGGTGACCAGAAATGGCGCACCAAATCTGGCAAACCGTCTAGCAAGACGGGGGAGCGATATCTGCCGGAAAAAGCCATAAAATCTTTGAGCCCCGCTGAGTATGCAGCTACCACCAAAGCCAAACGGGCAGGTAAAGCAGCAGGAAAACAGTTTGTGGCACAGCCTAAGACAATTGCAAAGAAAACAGCAGGGTTTAGATAATGGCTACTTCTGGAGCAGCAGCGTTTAACCTAGACCTCACCGAACTGGTGGAGGAGGCTTTCGAACGCGCTGGTTCGGAGATGCGCACGGGCTATGACCTGCGCACAGCCCGCCGGTCTTTGAACCTTTTGTTTGCCGATTGGGCCAATCGCGGCATCAACATGTGGACGTTTGAGCAGGGCACCATTAACTTGGTGCCGGGGCAAAACAACTACCCGCTGCCATCTGACACAGTGGACTTGTTGGAGCACGTTATACGTACTGGCGCAGGTAGTTCCTCCACACAGTCTGACCTGACAATCACGCGCATCAGCGTCTCCACCTACGCCACGATCCCCAACAAGTTACAGCAAGCCCGGCCAATTCAGGTTTGGATTCAGCGTTTGAACGGCCAGACTTCGGCTATAGGCACAACACTGACCACCACGATCACCTCAACGGACACGACCATTGTGGTCGCCTCTGCGGTTAACCTACCCGCTACTGGGTTCATCCTGATTGGGGCGGAGACCATTGGGTATGGGTACATATCAGGGAATACCCTATATAACTGCACCCGTGGCCAGAACAACACAACCGCCGCCGCCCACACCGCTGGGGACAGCGTGTACGTACAGAATCTCCCGTCCATCACCGTCTGGCCAACGCCGGACAACTCCACGACCTATCAGTTTGTCTACTGGCGCATGCGCCGCATCGACGATGCTGGTGGCGGTGTGAACACAATGGACGTGCCATTTCGCTTTTTACCCTGCATGGTTGCCGGGCTGGCCTACTATTTGGCGCTAAAGGTTCCCAATGGAGCCCAACGTCTGGAGATTCTTAAAGCCCAGTATGACGAGGCTTGGCAGTTGGCGGCAGACGAAGACCGCGAGAAAGCCGCAGACCGGTTTGTGCCGCGCCAGTATTTCATAGGAAGCGGGTCGTGAGATGGGCAATAGGTTCTCATCTGGCAAGAATAGTATCGCCATGTGCGATAGGTGCGGTGCTCGGTTCAAATTAACTGAGTTACGCAAGGAAGTAAAGAAGACAAAGACGTACAATTTGCTTGTGTGCGGTTCTTGCTGGGATCCTGACCAGCCGCAGTTGCAGTTGGGTATGTACCCAGTAGATGACCCACAAGCGGTGCGCAATCCACGCCACGACTCAACCTACGTTACGGCGGGCGTAAACACTGCTGGCAATCCGACCGGTGGTTCACGAGACATTCAGTGGGGTTGGAACCCAGTAGGTGGGGCCAGTAATTTTGATGCCGCTCTGACGCCAAACTACTTGGTGGCAACGACATTTGTTGGTACAGTTACAGTTAATTAAAGGAGTTTAATATGAAACATGATGACGCAAAAGCAGACATGAAGATGGACATGGCGCAGGACAAAAAGATGATTAAGTCTGCTATCGGTAAACACGAGAAAAACATGCACCCCGGCAAACCACCTACAAAGCTAGCTAAGGGCGGTAAGACCAATGAGATGATGCTCAAGTACGGTCGTGGCATGGCTAAAGTTGCTAACCAACGTGGAGGCTAATCATGGCTAAATTCAGCAAAAAAGTTATGGGTAAAGAAGTTGGCGACGCCGCCACTTATGCTGTGCCGCACAAAATGAACGGCAAAGTTTTGGTGATGTCAGAAAATCCCGGCAAGGATTCCAGCATTAGCAGCCTTAGCACCATGAGAATGAGTGTTGGTGTCATTAACAACGGTGAAAACCCAACTAAGACATCCGGTATCGTCACCCGTGGTAACGGCGCGGCTACTAAGGGCATTACAGCCAGAGGCCCAATGGCATGAATTACACTGAACTCAGCAACGCGATTCAAGCGTACACGGAGAACACGGAAACAGATTTCGTGGCTAATATTCCCGTGTTCGTTACGCAGGCTGAGCAGCGTATCTACAACTCAGTGCAGTTCCCCTCTATTCGCAAGAACGTAACGGGGTCAATGACTACAAATAATAAGTACTTGCAGTGCCCTACAGATTTCTTAGCGGTGTACTCGTTGGCCGTCATTAACGCCAGCGGTGAGTATGAGTATTTGTTGAACAAAGACGTTAACTTTATCCGGCAAGCGTATCCACAGCCCACAGACAAGGGGATCCCTAAGTACTACGCTTTGTTTGGCCCACGCTCGGATAACGCAGCAGAGCTAACTTTTATTCTTGGCCCAACACCCGATGCGGCGTACAGTTCCGAACTGCACTACTATTTTTACCCGCCAAGTATTACCGTGGCACCCTTTACTTCGTGGCTGGGCGATAACTTTGACACGGTGCTGTTGTACGGTTCTTTGGTTGAGGCGTACACCTACATGAAAGGTGAGCAAGACATGATGGCGCTGTACAACGGTAAGTACCAAGAAGCACTTGCGTTGGCTAAACGTCTGGGCGACGGACTTGAGCGCGGTGATGCGTACCGTGATGGACAAACTAAACTACGGATCACAACGTGAGCATTGTCCAAACCCAAACTACGTCGTTTAAAGTGGAGCTTTATAAAGGCGTCCACGACTTGACTACGGATGTCATA